CTACTACATAACCACCTCTCCGTCGGATACGGTACATGTGATCCTGCTTCGATGTCGTGGACCTCCTATCGAGATAGGAAAGTCTGGACGCCGAGACAGAGCTCCAGCCGTGGACTTGTTTCATCCATTGCCAAAAGCGTAGATCACCAAATTTATTCTTTTCCTGCCAATAACGAAACCGGCAGTACAAGAACGAATAGGTACCATGCTGATTGATACTTATCCTGGATAGAACTAACCCAGGGTAGTTGTCAATAAAGCGCTGAAGATCGTTTCCAAGCTTCAGGCCAGCATCATCCGGGTACTCTTCCGGTACAATCTTAAGTTCAAGACCGTACTGGTTGAATAACGAGAACAAACAGCCCCAAAGTTCCTTGGCGTATACGTAGTTCCGGGTCCCAAAGCACGACATGTACTTCGGGAGTAGCCGGTTTCCCACGATATAGAGCCAAGGTTCCAGAGCTGAAAGCCTCGCAGAGGTGGGGCCCTTCAAGTGGAAGGGCCTTACGTCGTAGCCACGGAGAAAATCACCCCCGCAGCTCTCTCTGAACCCTTCATCACCAAAGAAAGATTTCTCCTTATTGATGATGAAGCCCACATGCTGGCAGACTTCGATGAAGTCTTCGGCGATGTGTGAGGGGACAATGCAATCATCTCCAAAGACAGACACCTTCAGTAGATCGTCCCATTCCGGGTACGAGCTGAGGGTATGTCCGTCTAGGAGCGTCGCATGTCCTAATGTCCAGAGAACTAGGGTCTCAAGCGGAAAAGTAACCGCGTTTCCCATCGTTGCATACATTGGCAGCTCTATCCAATCACCATCAATTTGCGTGAAAGGGGAGCGAACCATATCGCAACGTTCAAACCATATAGGAGGTAGTAACCACCTTAATAGTTCGCGACTTACACAATCGGAAGCGGATGACCAGTCAATAGTGGCCTCTTGCGAGGTTATACTAGAGATTCTGGCTCGCTCCCTGTGCATGTCTGGTAGAGACGCTAGGTCCAAGCCCACACTTTTCATCCTGTCGTAGAGACAGGCCATCAAACCCTGCTGGAGAAACATATTACCAGTAGGCTCGACGGCGATCAGGCGATCGATGGAGCGTGTTTTCGGAACGGTAGTAGCACGCGATCCCTCAACTATTGTATACCACGTCCCGATCGGGACTTCGCTGTTATAAGCAATAACAGCAGACTTCAACTGACTGTCGAAGTCCTGGTACGCATCTAGAAGAGAAACGACTCGCTTTGTCACTGTCCACGGTAGCCTCGACTTCGCCTCCAAAGACGTATCCTGGTAGGACACGCCAATGGAAGTTCCGGTCCCATGCATACAAGCATGGAACCATTCGTCTTGGCTCAAAGGTGTTAGAACGAAATGCATCAAGAGACGGGCCCGCTTTAGGATGCGGGTGTATTTATCGTCTCTCGACTGAGGTCGCTCAATGTCTAGAGAGGGAACAGAAAACCCCTCTTCGACACTGCGCATATGGTCTACCACAAATAAGAACTTGAGGTAGGCATCCACAGATCGCGATTCGTCCTTATCCAGAGGATTGACGTATTTCTTGTCAAGCTCTGTCACCTGCCTGTGGGCAAGCAAAGATAGTGAGTCCCTTCCACCTCCATACTCTTGTGTGAGAGGTAAAAGGTCGCGACTAACTGCCTGACTGATTTGTGTTGCAATCGCGTCAGGACTAAAGATCTTAGCTACTTTCTTCATTGGAGAACTCCAGTTTGAGAAAGGTTAGTGGTACGGTTTCTAGATCACGTCAGACGGATCTAGATATACCCTGGAAGTCGGCTCCTCGTCGCGTTGGAACGCGGCGGTGAGAAGGCTGAGATATTCATCAGCCACCGAAATGTCAGTTTCCCCGTTAGGGGACGCTGACTTCTTCCTCTCGAGGTAAAGATCAATGAGAATCTGAATAACGACTCTCAAGATCCCTATAAACTCCCCCTTATGCAAGGGAGAGGTCCTCGAACAGTGCATCGAAGTCAGGGTCATTCAAGACCTGAGCTCC